ACCTTTACAGCGCCGAAGCCTTCAGGCCAGTATGCTGATTTTCCGTGTATGTATATGCAGTCTACATCAGGATCCGCGTAGTATTCTACAGGGTCCATAGTCACATATACTTTATCGTAGTCTTCTCTAGTTTGTACGCTAACTACTTCTTTTAGAGGCCATTCATTTAATTGTAAAGCGGATTGACCTTGTTTTACATTGAATGTCTCAACATATGGAGTAGTGTAGTAGTCTATAATAGAGTGTCCCACGAAAGTTCTTACAAGAACATTTACAGAGTCGATAATATACTGTAGTTCAGTATCCGCATCTGTTTTAGTAATCTTCTTATAAGTTTTGTAATCTTCTAAAGTTACTAATGGTGCTCCCATGGTGTCTCCTAATAAGAAAGGGGGCTGCTGGTAGCAGCAACCCCCTCCCAGTTAATATAGAATTAAGCGTACTTAAGACCGATAACTGACTTAGCGTTTGGAATGATTTCCTTGAAGCCAAGACGCTGAGTTGTTGCAAGAACCTTATGCTGATTTTCAACTAGGTACTGGCTCTCAACTGTTACGCCACGCTGACGTGGAACAACGAAGTTACGTGTGTTAACTGCTAGCGCGTGGAACTTACCAGTTGCTGCTGCTGGGAATTCGTCGCAAACCATTACGGATGAACCGAAGATCTGACCTACTTCACCAGTTAGCTTTGTAGCCTGTGTGTTAACTAGGTTGAAGTCCTGGAATTCAGCATCTTCTAGTAGTTCGAAGTAGCACTGCTGTGAAACGATGTAAGCAACGTCATTTGGACGTAGACCATACTTGCCCATAGCTTTACGTAGTCCTAGTAGAGCAGCTGCTGTTAGAGGAGTTGCTGTACCAGCGGCAGTTACTGAGCGGCTCTGTGTTGAGGCATACTTTAGAAGGCCCTGAGCTGCAGTTACTGAAGGATATGCACCATCAGTGTGTCCACCAAGAAGGATTAGGTTTTCAACACCACGTGCGTGCTGACGGATCATGCCTTCGCGTAGTAGTGGAAGAATTGGGATGATTGCATCTTCTTCTGTTTCGTTACCAAGGTAGCTCTTAGCGATCATCTTGACTGTACGAAGTTCGATTTCTGTTAGTGCTAGACCATCTTCTGAACCGATTGCAACGCCACGTGAATCAAGTGTACCAGCTGGTGCTGTGCCTGGAAGAGCAGCATTACCTGTGATAGTTGCATAGTTTGTGTCTGGCATGATTGGTAGAACCATGCTTGCTGAAGTCATTGCGATTTCACGGAACATAGGTGCTAGGATTAGCTCTAGCTGGATATCGCGTTCGATATTGGTGTTAACTTCGCGCTCGAAGTTATCAGTTGATACCTGAACAGATGACATTGCATTGACTTTTTCTAGAACGTCACGAGCGAAGTCTGTGTTATAGCCTTTACCTGTGATGCGGCCTAGTAGGTATGCGTCGTCTACTTGCTTACCGAATTCTTTCTGCCATGTGTTGTTGCTACCACGGTCAGCGAATACACGCTTGCTGTTAGCAATATTCTGTAGTTCAGCTGACTTTTCAGCTAGTTCTGTGCGTAGACCTTCGAGCTTTGTGTTTAGGTCTGTGTTGTCATCTTTGAAGCGCTTTTCTAATTCTGCGAATAGCTTTTCTTCTGAAGATGCGATAACTTGTGCTACGATCTTTTCGTTAGCGGCTTTTTCGTCAGCAGCCTTCTGTGCAGCAGCTGCGTCAGCGGCAGCCTTTGCTGCCATTGCATCTGCAATGCCTTTCTGAATCTGTGCGTTAATTGTTTCGTCGTCCATTTTAATTTTCCTTGACGCCATTTCAGCGCCCTCTGATGAGCCTCCGGTTTCAGCGAGAGGCTGACCACCTAGAGCATTTTCGAATTGTTTTCTAAAAGTAAGATAGTCGCTCTGACTATCAAATGATTTAGCTACAGAGAATGTAGCGTCTTGGTTGCATGGTACTGATACCACTGATATTTCAAGAAGTTCTGCGTCCTTAACAATTAGTCCGTCATTTTGTTTATCATATTCTGCATCTTTAATCATAAAGCCTACAGAGAAAGTTGATAATACGCCTTCTTTTACAAGATTGTATACATCGCCAGCACTCTTGCTGATAACGCCATTAATCTTTAGTCCCTTACTATCCGTTCCCATAGCTACAACTTTACCGATTGGTTTATCATAGTTATGATTGAATAAAAGAATTGGATTTCTTTGGAAGTTATTTAATCCACCGGACTTAGTCCAGGCACTGGATAAAATTACGTCTGCAGATCTATCGATTGCTGTAGTACTTGCGTACCCTTCAATCTTTAGCTCTCCATCTTGATCGGTGCTCACTGCCTTTAGTGATGTGTCAAATGTGAACATTTTAGTAGCAGGTTTATCTGCACTTAATGGCACCATCATATCATCTAAATTAGGACCACCTCCTAGTGGCTCGTTTATGTGTCCATTCTCTTCAGAATCATCCATATCGTCTAGTTCCTCTTCTTGGCCTGGTTCCCACGTTAAGCAGGTTCTAGTGCTTGTGCAGGTAATATCCCACTTAGTACAATAACCGCTTGGTGCTGAAACATCCGCCCATTTAGGAGTAACTGGAAGATCTGATGCCATAAGAGTAGAAGACTTTAAACAGTCTAGAACTTTTGGTGAGTTATTGTAATACTCACAATTTTGACATTGGCGAACTCTGGCTTCGTCTGTTGAGACCATCCATTTTTCTGCCATAAAAGACCAGTATGCATCGCTTGTGGCCTCTGGGTCCGCTGGACCTAAGTTAGCCTGTTTAATAGCTACCATGTGATTTGCCATGTTTAACTCGGCATCATTGGTAACAACTGGACACTCACCACCATCTATAGATTTTCCCGTAATAGGTTCGATCTTGGTTAGAGTAGAAAACTTATGTCCAACTAAAGTGTCCGTCTCTTTATTATCTCTATAGATTCTAATAAGAGCTGCTGGATCTTCTTTTGAAGCCTCTATGGAAAAGTTACTGTCTGGTATACCTAGAACACCTTCTCTCATTATGTGCTCTATTCTGCCTTTTGCTTTTCCTCCAGAGGAATTCCACTGGACAAAATCCCCAAGTTTTAAATCTTTTGGCTTTGCTTTTTCTTCTATGTCATCTTCTTCGGTAAAGTCTTTTGTATAATCAATACTTTTACCTTCAAGACGATCTAATGTTTCTGATTTTGCTCTAGCCCATGTTTGGCCGGGATCTCCACCCCATAGTGCCCAAGCTACTCGACCATTAGAAGGATAACCAGGCTCTCCGGGACTAAACCCTTCACCTTTCTTATCTACTTCATGTCTACTGAAAAAGCTATGCATTCTGCGTACTGTACTTGGGGATAGTTCTTGCTTATTAACGAGTTGCCTCGCTCTTGCAAGCCCTACCGGAGTACCTCCGTCAAAACCGTCTTTTCTCCAGTCTAGTGCTTTTTGAGCTTCTTTAGCCATGCCATCGGTAGGAGTTAGATCAATTTCTTGTCCACCCACTTTGGCCATTATTAAGCTCCTTTAGTCTTTTGAACTGCTGGCTTAACTTCTGGTGTTTCTTCAACTACAGCCTCTACTGGGGCTTCAGCTACTGGTAGCTCTTCTGTTGAAGGTGCTGGGGCTGATGGAGTAGCAGCTACACTAGCTGTACCAGTGTACTGGGCAGGGTCTCCTACCATGTTTAGTAAACGTGACCATGATCCGATATTTCTCTTTACGAGCTGAAATCGAATTGGAACGTCATCTGCGTTTTTATATTCTTCAGCAGTTAGTACCTTACCTTTAGAGGCAAAATAGGCACCAATCTGCTCTACGATACTTGTTCGTCTAGTCATTAGTTGTTTCCTGTGTTATCTTGAGCTGGTGCGCCACCTTGTGAAGGGTCTGCTGCACTTCCTGCCACATTTTGAGGTATACGTATCTCATCGTGTCCGGCCAGTACATCCCTACCCATTCCAATTCTAGCCTCATTGGCAGTAATAATACCGCCGTTAACTAGTGTTGAATAGAAAGCTGCTTCGTCTCTTAACTCGGGCTGTAGAGCGGGTATTCCAGCTACGTTCTCTAAAATCTCAAATCCAAAGAACATTTGTAACGCAGAGTTCACCTTCTTAATAATAGGAATGATGGTCTCTAAGTAATATAGTCTATGATTTGGTCTAAGATTAGCGTTGTTACCGCTATCAACTAGGACAGGTGGTACGCCTAAAGCCTTTAAAATTACTTTTTCGTTTGAGTCTATTGACCCAGCGAAGTCTAAATCTTTAAAACTGACAGTAGTTAGTGGATCTACCACCATACCGCCATCTAGAATTAATGGACTTCTTCCGCCAGACTGTGGTCTGTAAGAAGTCTTCCAATCTTCTTTCATTCTCTCTTTAATACGGTGACTTAATACGTCCGGACTTCTAATTACTAGACCCGGTACTGCCCCGTTTGTAAAAAAGTTATCTTGGAAATCTCTCATTGACTTCATCAGCTTCATTGTTCGCAAAGCTGGTTTTAGTCGAGATGCGCCTCTATATAGTGAGATTGCGCTATTATCTTTGATATGGATAATTTCGTTTACATTGAAGTCTATAGTCCCTTGGAACGTATATTTTTCAACGTATGTCTTTTCGTCTGAGTAGATAGTTACCTTATTGGCTGGTAGCTGATATAAGTGCTGCCCGTCCCAATACAGGAAAATGTTACCATCAATAAGTAGGTCCATGAACATATTTCGTCTAAACGAATGAATGTCTTGGAAAGGATTAGGCTGAACATTTAGTAATGTTTCTACCGTTTTCTTCTTTACTCCGCTTACTTTAGGAAAACCAATCTTGTCAGATCCTACTTTGAAATTTATTTCAGCAGCGTCGTCAATAATCATATTGACTGCGCGATTAACAATTTCTAAGTTTTCGTAATAATAAATGTAGCTGCGTTCTGGCTCAGAGCTAGGACTTTGAGGCTCCATATAGGAGATCCAGCGCTGACCAGGATTTAGTTTTTCAACTAGCCAACTTCCTAGTTTCATATTTCTCCTTTTGGATCTTTACCCAATTCATCTGCTTCTCAGCAGTAAAAAGTGCTGGATCCTTACCATAGACACTATGAAGCTTCAAGTGATGATCGTGACACAGCGTTGCAGTTTGGTTGTAGACTTTATCTTCTTCTTCAAGTATAAATTCGTCTCTGATTTTCAAGATGTCGTCTACTGTTTTAACTTTATAACCTTTTGATTTGCACCACTTATTAAACAATGGAGTCATCGTATAATAATGATGAAAATCAAGAGATTCTGTTGCCTCACAAATCTCACATTGAGAGCCTTTTTTATATCTAGACTTTGCTCTATCCCTTACATATTTGATAGGGTCACGAAGCAGAGTTGTTCCGGACATTTTTGTCTCCTTTTGTTCTTTTGCAATTATATTATTTTAAGGGGATAAAGTCAAGGTGCAAATTACAATAGGTACGAAAATAACTCATTAAGTAAAGAAACCTGCATTTATATTCTGCGTCAGTTCCTGAATCATCTCTGTATTGCCAACTTTTTTAGCAACCCCATTTAAATCTGTAAGATATTGTTCAGCATAATTACCATTTCTAACAAAGTATAGGGCATTGGGCACTAACGTTGTTGGTAACACTGTTACTTTAAAAAATCTTATATCTGACATTTTACCACCCCACTGTTTCCCATCTATAGATTTCTACGCTAAATATAGCCTGAGGGATTATAGTGCTTGGCCCGCTGGAAGGATAGACCTGGTCTGGATTCTCTAACACTCTTTTACCTGAGTGCAGCCAATCTACTTGTGCTGGAAATACATAAGTAGCCCAGTTTATTTTTGCTGCTGGCTCTAGCCTATCCAGTAATTCTATCATACCACGCTTTCCTTGATTGTAACTTTCTTAGGGATACCTTTAAAAGATAGTCCCGATACAAGATACTCGAAGTTAACATAGTATATACCAGGTTCTAGAGTATTGGTATTTGATAGAGTGAATAGGTAGCCCTGCGTTACTTCTGGACTAGTGTAGTCTGCTACTGTGAAAGTGCCAAGTACAGGATCTGATTCTAGAGGAACTTCGCCTCTCTTCGATCCTTTAATTACTGCGGTTACTCCTGAAATAAGTGACTTAGTGCCAGTTACTACAGCAGGAATAACCAGGCTCTCGCCTTGATATATAACGTACATTAAAAACCTCCTGCGCTAGTTTTATAGCTATAAAGCGCGTACCTAATAGCGTCGGCCATGTGGGACGCTTCATTATGTAGGGGCTTTTCTTTTTGTAAACTTTGATTTGGGTCCCATTGATATTGGTCCGTAGCATATAATACGTGTTTCAATTCAGGGTCAATAATAATTCTATCGTTGTCTGCTAATGAAGCGACATAGCCTATGCCATCTAGCAGTGACTTCTTAGCATTTGTAGTAGGAATATCGTACTCTTGTGCGAAGTCATAACGTTGCTGTTGGTTAGCGGAGTCAATATAGATATAGTCTATATTCCACTTATCCATTAGCTTTTTAATATTCTTAGCGTGCCCAGAGGTTACTTCCTCGTTATCTAAATACTCGTCTAGAATATAGAAGTTCTCATCCTCCCAGTTGAATGCGATTACACACATTGCTGTAGGGTCACGGAAACCAAGGTCAAGTCCTGCAAATATGTCGCACTTCTTAAGGTTTAGATCCTTAATTTCACGAACACATTCATCTTTAATCTGCCAACACTTACCCTCGAAGGTCGAGAAGTCTGCTTCGTATTCCTGACGGAATTCGGCATCTGACATTGTTTTACGAGCTTCGGCGACGTCTTCCTCGGACATGCGAGGATTGTCTTTGTAGGTAGCCTTTACTGAGAACCACTGCGGGAACTCATCTGAGAATCCTCTATCGAATAGTTTTGAGAACCAGTTATTCTTACCACGAGGAGTCGAAATAAATAATGCCTTAGAGTTCGGCTTATCTAGTGTAGGTCTTAGTGACACGTTGAATGCGTCAAGTCCGTCGGTAAGTGCCGCCTCATCGAAGATAATAAGGTCGTAAGAACGACCTACGCAGCTATCGACCTGATTGACGGAACCGATTCTAATTGTGGAACCGTTAGATAACTCTATAACCCTGTCCTTGGCGTTGTCCTTGGCTACCTCTAGATTAAACTTCTTAATTAGTGATCGTTGCAAGTCGAACGAAATACTAGATAAGTTATAGTTAGGTGCCATAATTAGCACGTTGGAGCCAGGTACTAGTGAAACTACCTGGCCCACAACGTTTGCTATATAGGTCTTGCCTTGACGACGAGATAGAGCAGCACACCCAAAACGGTACTTTGGGTTATTTATTCCATTTATAAGAGCTATCTGAGAGGG